AAAGTTGTCCCGATATCCGTTAACTATCCGTTTTTCTTCAAGCCGATCCAGGATGGTATGGATCGTCCTAAGACCGAACTGGCATATAGAGTCCCAGCTTCAAAACTTACTAGACGTAAACTAGAGATAAATGAAGAGCTAAGAGAGTTAGAAGGTTTAGATACTACAATTGATTGGAAAAATACAGGAGACAACTCTTATGATGGTGAAAAATTAAAGATATTAGCTCATGATGAAAGTGGTAAATGGGAAAGACCAGATAACATCAAGAACAACTGGAAGGTAACTAAAACTTGTTTAAGACTAGGAAGAAGAATAGTAGGTAAATGTATGATGGGGTCTACCAGTAACGCTTTAGATAAAGGAGGAAGAAATTTTAAAGATATATTTTATGGGTCTGACGTTTTGAAACGTAATAAAAACGGTCAGACTAAAGAAGGTTTATATTCTTTATTTATTCCAATGGAATGGAATTATGAAGGTTTTATTGATAAGTATGGTTTTCCTGTATTTGATAACCCTACAGAACCAGTGATAGGTATAGATGGTAATCAAATAGATATAGGTGTAATACAACATTGGGAAAACGAAGTAGAAGGATTAAAAGACGATCCTGATAGTTTAAATGAATATTATAGGCAGTTTCCAAGAAGCGAACAACACGCGTTTAGAGATGAGGCAAAAGATAGTTTATTTAACTTACAAAAGATTTACGAGCAAATAGATTACAACGATTATATAGATAATCATAAAAATATAACACAAGGAAATTTTCAATGGGAAAATGATTTTAGAGATTCTAACGTTATATTTATTCCCAATAAAAACGGGAGATTTTTTGTTTCATGGATACCTCCCAGAAACTTACAAAATAATGTTATAATAAAAAATGGAATTAAATACCCTGGAAATGATCATATCGGAGCATTTGGTTGTGATTCTTATGATATTAGTGGCACTGTCGACGGCAAAGGGTCTAAAGGATCACTTCACGGATTAACTAAGTTTTCAATGGAAGATGCTCCACCTAATCACTTTTTTTTAGAATATATAGCTAGACCACAAACAGCAGAAATGTTTTTTGAAGATGTTTTAATGGCTTGCCATTTTTACGGAATGCCTATATTAGTAGAAAACAATAAACCAAGACTTCTCTACCATTTGAAAAGAAGAGGTTATAGAGGTTTTAGTATGAATCGTCCAGATAAGATTTGGAATAAGTTATCTACCGCTGAAAGAGAAGTTGGTGGAATACCTAATTCTAGCGAAGACATTAAGCAGGCTCATGCAGCTGCAATTGAATCTTATATTACCGATTACGTAGGTTTAATACAAAGTGAACATGGTGACATGTATTTTCAAAGAACTTTAGAAGATTGGGCAATTTTCAATATCAACAACAGAACAAAGCACGATGCTTCGATCAGTTCAGGATTAGCGATTATGGCTTGCAATAAAAATAGATATAGACCAGTTCCACCCAGGTCCCAAAAACCTATTAGTTTAGGTATTAAAACTTACGATAACAGTGGAATGTCTTCAAAAATTAATAAGTAAATGCAGATTTATACAAACAGTAATAGTATCTTTCCGGATCAGGTAGTACCTGTTGCAGAAAAAAATACATACGAATATGGATTAGCGGTTGGTAGAGCTGTCGAGTCTGAATGGTTTAGAAATTATAGAGGTGTTGGTTATAGGTTTTTAACTAACTACACTTATTTTCATAATCTTAGATTATATGCTAGAGCTGAACAACCAGTTCAGAAATATAAAGATGAATTAGCTATAAATGGAGATTTATCATATCTAAACTTAGATTGGAAACCAGTTCCTGTTATACCTAAGTTTGTTGATATAGTAGTTAACGGAATGTCTCAAAGAAGTTACGATATAAAGACATTAGCTCAAGACCCTCACTCTAGACAAAAGAGAACTAAGTATGCTCAAAAGATTGTAGAAGACATCGCATTAAGAGATTACTACGAAAAGGTTAAAGAATTATTTCCACAAACTGATTTAAGAAATTTCTCTCCATCTAAGAATACTCCTGAAAACTTAGATGATTTACCAATGCATATGCAGTTAGATTATAAGCAATCTATAGAAATAGCAGAGGAAGAAGTAATACAACAAGTGCTAGATCAAAATAAATATCATTTAGTTAGAAAAAGGTTAAATTACGACTTAACAGTTTTAGGTATAGCTGCAGTAAAAACAGAATGGAATAAAGCAGAAGGTATTACGTTAGATTATGTAGATCCAGCTTATATGGTTTGGTCTTATACAGAAGATCCTAACTTTCAAGATTTATATTACGTTGGTGAAGTTAAAAATTTAACTATACCACAATTGAAAAAGAAATTTCCTTATTTAGGCCCAGAAGAAATTGAAAAAATAGAAAAATATAAAGGTAATTCAGAGTATGTTAGAGGCTGGAACGGTAGATGGGACGAGAATACAGTTCAAGTATTATTTTTTGAGTGGAAAACTTTTGTAGATCAAGTTTTTAAAATTAAACAAACAGAAAACGGTTTAATAAAAGCTTTAGAAAAAGAAGATACATTTTTACCACCTGAAAACCCAAACTTTGAAAGAGCTTCTAGAACTATAGAAGTATTATATAGTGGAGCTAAAATTCTTGGTTTTGAAAATATGTTATCTTGGGGAATGGCTGAAAACATGACAAGACCAGATGCAGACACTACCAGGGTTAACATGAGTTATCAGATATGTGCTCCTAGAATGTATAAGGGACGCATAGAATCACTTGTATCACGTATAACAGGTTTTGCTGATATGATACAGTTAACTCATCTTAAAATGCAACAGGTGATATCTAGAACGGTTCCTGATGGTATATTCTTAGACATGGACGGTTTAGCAGAGGTTGATTTAGGCAACGGTACTAACTATAACCCAGCAGAAGCTTTAAATATGTATTTCCAAACAGGTAGTATTGTAGGAAGAAGTTTAACTCAAGATGGTGAACTGAACAGAGGTAAAGTTCCTATACAAGAATTACAAAGTTCAAGTGGTGGTGCTAAAATACAATCATTAATTCAAACGTACCAATATTACCTACAAATGATTAGGGATACTACCGGTCTAAACGAGGCGAGAGATGGAAGTACTCCAGATCCAAACTCGTTAGTAGGTTTACAAAAATTAGCAGCAGCTAACTCTAATACAGCAACAAGACATATACTGCAAGCTAGTTTATATTTAACACTAAAAACTTGTGAAAATATTTCTAACAAAATAGCTCAATCTTTAAAGTTTCCTTTAACAAGAAGAGCTTTACAAAATAGTATTACTCACTTTAACGTAGGTACATTAGATGAACTCGCTAAATTAAATATTCACGATTTTGGTATATTTATAGAACTAGAACCTGATGATGTAGAAAAACAAGAACTAGAACAAAATATACAAATAGCTTTAAAAACTGGAGGTATTGACTTAGAAGATGCTATAGATATTAGAGAAGTTAAAAACCTTAAATTAGCTAATACGCTGTTAAAGAAAAGAAGGAGAGAAAAACAACAAAGAGAAGAGCAACTCCAGCAACAGAATATTCAAGCACAAGCTAAAGCTAATCAAGAAACTGCAGAGAAAGCAGCAATGTACGAAGCACAGAAACAGCAAGCTTTATTAGACAGTCAAGTTGCTTTCGAACAAGCAAAATCTCAATTTGAAATTCAAAGATTAGAAAGAGAAGGTCAAATTAAGTCAGGTTTAATGGAGCAAGAATTTAAATATAACATGCAACTAGCACAGGGAACAGCGGCTGGTGAACAACAAAAGATAAATGAAATTGAAGATAGAAAGGATAAAAGAACACAAATCCAAGCTACTCAACAAAGTGAAATGATACAACAAAGACAACAAGATGGAATGCCTATAAACTTTGAATCAAATGGAAATGATGTCATGGGTGATCTAGGTGTGAGTGGACTTGTTTAAATTACTAATTATTATATTATATTATGTCAGAAGAAAAAGTAAAAGATGTTACTGAAAAAGTTCCTGAAGAAGGGGAATTTAAAATGAAAAGAAAACCAGGTAGACCAAAGAAACTGGTTAATAAAAAAGAAGAAACTACAAAAGTTGATTTAAATAAAAAAGAAGAAAATGCCGTTCAAGAGCAAAGCACAGAGAAAGTGGATGTGGATGCAAAATCCACAGATGGCGGAACGATGGGAGAAACACACGTTGAATCCAAACAACCTGCCGAACAAGGTCAAGAAAAAGAAGAAGTAAAAGAAGAAAAACCTGTTATAGAAGAAATTACTCCTACAACTCCTGAACCTGTAACCCCAAAAAAAGAAATTAAAAAACCAGAACCTGTAGTAGCAGAAAAACAACTACCAGAAAATATAGATAAGTTGGTTAGTTTTATGAAAGATACAGGTGGTTCATTAGAAGATTATGTTCGTTTAAATAGAGATTACAGTAAATACAATAACGAGCAAAAATTAAGAGAATATTATAAAACAACTAAACCATATTTATCTAATTCTGAAATAACATTTCACATGGAAGAACAATTTGCGTGGGATGAAGAAGAAGATAGTGAAAGACAAATAACACAAAAGAAAATTGTCTTAAAAGAAGAACTTGCAAAAGCCGATAAGTTTTTAAATGATGTAAAGAGTAAATACTATGACGAGATCAAGTTGAG